GTTATTCTTAGAAATGATGTTGTAGAACTTTTGTCTACAAGAAGAGAGTCGAGAAGAGCGAGACGAAATAGGTTGAGATATAGGAAGCCTCGTTTTGAAAACAGGGTGAAAAGCAAACGTCTAGGATGGGTAGCACCTTCGGTGAGACACAAAGTTGATGCTCATATCCGTGTTATCGACAACATCTGTTCTACCCTGCCGATATCCCGTATCATCGTCGAGATTGCCCAATTTGATACACAAAAGATCAAGAATCCTGACATCTCCGGTAACGAATATCAGGAAGGAGATCAACTTGGTTTTTGGAATGTCAGGGAATATGTCCTGGCAAGGGATGGGCATAAATGTCAACATTGTAAAGGAAAGTCGAAAGACCCGATCCTGAATGTTCATCACATCGAATCTCGTAAAACAGGAGGTGATTCACCATCCAATCTCATTACCTTGTGTGAAACTTGTCATAAGGAATATCATAAAGGGAATATCGATTTGAAGGTGAAACGAGGCAAGTCACTTCGTGATGCTGCGGTTATGGGAATCATGAAATGGAAGTTGTACGAGGAGTTGAAATCGAGATATCCAAACGTTTCAATGACTTTCGGTTACATCACGAAATACAATCGGATTAAATACGGAATAGAAAAATCCCATACATCCGATGCGTTTGTCATTTCTAGGAACTTCAATGCGAAACGAATTGAACGTCAATACTTGAAGCGTTTAATTCGTAGACATAACAGGCAAATACATAAAATGAAAATTTTAAAAGGAGGAAAGAAGAAAAACAATCAAGCTCCTTTTGAGGTTTTCGGATTTAGATTGTTTGATAAAGTATTGTATAACAATGAAATATGTTTTATTTATGGAAGAAGAAAATCGGGATGTTTTGACATTAGGGATTTCGATGGTAAGAACTCTAAAAATGTTACATATAAGAAGCTAAAACTCATTAGAGGAAAGAGATACCCAATTATATTAAAGTAAATGAACTGATTTAATAATTTTAATAAAAAAAACGAATTATGTTGCACAGACCGCAAGACCGGGTACTTTTCGTACCCCCGCACGCTAAGATGGTGGATGTTGATTCCATCTTCTTGAAGGAAGGTCAGCTTGGTATTTATGATACTAAGGAGACTTCCGAGAACGGTTGTAAGGCCGTGATTGATTTTACCGGTAAGCCTCGTAATGACAAGCGTTATGAGATCCGTATCGGTCGTAATGAACAAGCGGCTTCCCGTTCTATATATGACAAGGATTTTTCCACGCCTCTGTTCTCGTTGAATGAGATCACCGAGATTTACGCTTCTTGGCCGAAGAAGGATCACGCTTATGTCGATGACGTTATCTTAGGATACAATGGTGTCTCTGACGACACGGCTTTCTCCGTTTCCAAGGGCGACCGTATCGTTATCCGCTTGATTCTCGCCGGCAGGGCTTTCGAGCTTCTTGGCTATGAGGAAGGTCGTGTAGAGATCAATGACGCTATCCTTTTGGATGATTGTGATAATACGCCAAATCAATGCGAGGAGTGTGATCCTTGCGAGGAGGTTGATTTGTTGCCCGCCGTATTGAAGTGTATTGAGCGGATGAAGAACCAGCCTATCGCTGGTGGTGGTAAGGTGTCCGATTATATTGATATCACTCCGGTCACAAGATGTACTAACGAGGCTACTGAGCCTGATACGGAGGATGTCAATTTCTATTGCATGGAGGTATGCGATACTGGTGATGATCTGGCATTGGCTGAGGTTCGTGCCCAATATCCAGGATTGAAGATCGTACGTGAGACTATCGAGGGTAGCATGTCACGTTATAAGGTGATGAAGAAAGGCGCTAAACCGGCTGATTATACTCAACGTCTTATCTCTATCATGAAAGGATGTACGGATTGTCCTCCTAACTATACCGAGGTTAAGGGTGGTTATCTGTATTCTATCTCCTTGGAGGATGACGGTGTCGATATGTCTACTACGGTGGAGTCATTGCCTAACGTTGTAGCCGATACGGTTAATAAGATGAGTCAGATCAAGGGATCAGGTTTGTATATTGCCGCTACTTCCAAGAAATTGACGGATGAGGAGATCTCTACTTTCGTGGAGGCCAATCCTACGGCTATTATCTACTATGTGGCTAAGACATCCGATATGTGTGAGAATCCTACGGTTCGTACCGCTTCTTGGTCAGCTTGTGGTTCTTGTAAGGTATCCACCGAGAAGTATTATATCACGATCCCGGATGATGAGTGCGGAAACAGTGCTTTGGAGGAAATCAAACAGGCTTTCCCGGAACTGGAGATCACCGACTACGGTACTCCTGCGGCTTGCCAGCATAGCTTCCAGACAACGGTATATACTAACATGTTGTGTGATGAGTGCGACAAGGTGTTCGAGGGATTCTTCACCAGCGAGGCTCCGGCGTCCTACCGCAACCGTATGTGGAAGAAATTGGAGTCGGCTCAGGAGCTTGGTACTAACTGCAAGTGCGGTATCCGTTTCCGTGGCAAGGAAATGTTGTTATCTCCATCAGAGTGCTTGATGGATAAAATGACTTATGTAGAGGATAGCGTTGAGATCGTTGGCGCTAGCGGCGGTTATCCTGATTCTCTTGACGAGGGGTCTCCTATCTGGTGGGATCAACTTCATTTCGAGAGACTGTCCAGCAAAGCGCCACGTACTCATGTCGGCGGTAATATGATGGATGACGAGTTGAAGGGCTACGCTCATTTCAATGGATTCCCGAAACATCAGGATTTCATGGGGCGGACGTTCATGAACGAATATAGTCGTGTAGAGCAAACGGCTCAGTACGTTGACTTCCAGATTACGCTCAATCCTCATAGATACGCTCAGGGATTCGGAAAGGTTATCGCTGATGATCCTATCAACTTGATCTTACGTGTACGTTACGGCGCTCATGAGGGTGTTCAGGAGATGATTAACATGATCGGTGCTGCCGCTGGTCTTGGTCCGGCCATCGTAACTGAGCCGAAATAAAGAACCTTTTTTGCGTTCATATATTTCCTAAAGGGGAGAGATTCAATTCTCTTCCCTTTTTTTGTTATCTTTGAGGCAGTAGAATTAAAATATGATATTATGTCTGCGATAAATGAGTATTTAAAGAGACTGGCTTCCATATTTGGTAGCATGGGTTTCTCCGTTCCGCCAGATGACTTCTCCGGTGTTGTTATAGACGGAAAGACGTATCCGGTCATGATGAGGAATGACGGGTGTTACGTGTACTTCGATGATAAAGGAGTAAAGAGACTTGTAAGCGAGGTTCCTAAAAAGGACTATCAGTTCATTAACATCAAGGACGCCCGTGTGTCGATCGTCAACCAATGTTATCGTACTCCGGGAGGTCAGGTAGAGGCTCGTATCCATACCTATATGAATAATAAGGGAGAGATACTGGCTGAGAAGATATTTATCATCAACTCTTCAGATGTTGATACGCCTATTGGTACGGAATTGGATAAGATTCCTGCCGAGTGGGTGGCTATAGATTGTGGTATAGCGGAGATGACCGATCGGGAGTTGATATTCGTAAGTAAATGTTACGCCACGGAGGGGGGCAAGGTCCAGATCGAGGGCGTTGAGTCGGTAGACCCACGCCTGAACCCGGAGGTATCCCATTATGAGGTGGTGAATACGACTGACGATAGCAATCCTATCGGTACGGAGTATGATAAGATACCCGATACATGGAGTCGTATAGTATGTGATTTCCCGGACATGACCCAAAGGGAGATAATACCGGTGCTTAAATGCTTTGATACCGGAACCGGAAGGGTGCAGATAGAGGGATATAAGATATTTGATTACGAGATGGGTACCAGAAAGGAATGGTATCGCGTCAAGCAAAGTACCGATCCTGAGAATCCGGTAGGTAAGTTTATCACCAGCATAAGCGATGACTGGGTTGAGGTCGTTTGTGACTTCACGGATATGGAGGACCGGGATATTGAGGTAACTGTAGAATGTTATAAGACACCGGCCGGTAAGGTGAAGCTGGAGGTTCTCACGTCATGGGACGGGAATATAGGAGTTAGGGATAAGAACTATAAAGTCCTGGAGACTACCGACCCGTCACAACCTGAGGGCGCCAGCTTCAGTTCCTTGCCAGATACGTGGGTAAGGACTGTCTGTGATTTCGACGATATGGAGGAGCGTGACATCAGGTCTTATGTCGAGTGTTATGACGGAGGCAATGGCAATGTCAAGCTTCGTAGGTTGGTTTCTTATGACTCCAAGATAAAGGCAAGATACGTCCGCTTCGAGGTGCTTGAATCGGATGACGCCGGCTTCGTTCCGGGGGCCGAACTGGCTACCCTCCCGGACGGATTCTCTTTGGTGTCTTGTGATTTCACGGATATGGAAGATAGGATGCCTATTGATATCGAGGAGTGTTACAAGACATCAGCCGGAAGCGTGCGTATGAGACATGTGGTGTCTTATGACGGTGATCTTGGGAAAAGAAACCAGTTCTGGGAGATTGTGGACTCGTCTGATAATAAGTATGGGCTAGGAAATAGGATAAATAATATCCCTGCGGATTTTATCCGTGAAAGGTGTGCTCTAGAAAGGTTGGATGATCGTATTACCAGAAATGCGGTAGAATGTTACTCGACACCTGGAGGATCGGTAAGGATTAAATCCACTTACATTATCAACCCTTTAAATCATATTAGGTCGTATAATCATCATGTATTGAGTTCTACAGATAATGATATCCATGTTGGTACTCAATATGCCTCTTTGCCATCTAATTTCGCCCGTATCGAGTGCGAGGAGCCGGATTATATGGATCGACTTATCGATACCACTGAGACTTGTTATGATACCGGAAAGGGTACGGTGAAGATCAGGAGACAGGAGTCGTTGAACGGAAATCTGGATGTAAAGACTTTCGACTATAAGATCGTTGAGTCTACCGACCCCGATCATCCTATCAATACTACCCCTACGCAGACGGTTATTAACGGCTGGACGGTTATCAGTTGTGATCTTAATATCATGGACGTGGATGATTGTTATGAGATCGGTGGTCATAAGATACATTTGAAGGGATTCAGGACAGTCAATCCGGCATTGCAGGATATTAAGTCTATATTGTATGTCGTGTACTCTGATCATCCTGATTATAATGTAGGTGATGAGCTTACCTCCATACCTGATGGAGCTAAGGTAACGATCTGCGATTACGCGGATAAGAGCCAAAGACATATGGTTCCGGTGCGAGAGTGCTATGAGGTGGCCGATGGCCGGTTCTATGTGGAGGGGAGCCGGTTGATTGATAACAATATGGTCGTAGAGCGGACGTCGTTGATGGTGATGGAGTCATCCTCTACTACCTACCCGGTGGGGACTACGCTGACCGCCATTCCTGTTGGCGCTACTATCGTGGCTTGTTTATGTCAAACCTGTTAATCTGAACGGCTATGGTTAAAGTATGTAATGATTATTTTATGATTGACGCCTTAGCTGGAGGTCAGGTCGTAAGAAAAAGGAAATATCGTCGTGAGAATACGATGATAGGATATAAGTGGTATGATTATAATGGGGTCGAGGTAACTGACCCCATTGAGATATCACGTCTTGACGGATTGGCTACTAAGCATCAACGTGTTGATGAGGCTTATGATGATCATGCCATTTTCATGTCGTCAACCAATTACGTTAACAGCGTTTCCGGTATACCTATGGATAAGCATATGGTTGTCGTTGAATGGAGGCCGGATAGCGAGCAGGGCTTTGTAACCATGGCTCATGATGAGGGTCTTGATGGGGACAGCTATTATATAGTTGTTATCAATGCCGGAGATAAGCAGGCTACGATCTACACCCCCGTGGACCCTGAGGATCCAAAGGATGGGACTTCCCGTGCGGTTGATGGCGATAACGTCTCTGTTGGTGGATCATATGTCTCTATATCCCCCAAGCAAGTAGAGAGGATAAGGGCTACTTTCCGTGATGGTAAATGGTATTATGAGTTAGTCACAAAAACATATCCTAGTAATACTGGAGGCATTAAGATCGGGGATGTTGATTTTGTGACGTTCAGATATTTATGGGAATCAAGTTCCGGAAGGGACTTGGACACGATGACGGAAGCCCTTAATTCTAATGTTCCCACCATAGATAATCTTGCTGTAGGTTGGTCTGGTCCCGGAAATGGAGATAGCTCTGTTAGAGAAGTTCTTAAATGGGGTGGTGATAATACCGGTTCTGGTAAGGAATGTGTTTGGATGTCGGTGAAGGATTTAAGGGCTAAATATTATGATATCCTACCTGAAGAGACGTATTTCATGGCCTACGCTACATGGTTTGGATCTAAAGGTACGGGTAAATGTTCTTTTGAACTTGTTGGATACAAGGGAGGTACGATGAGCCAAGACGGATATAATTTCATCAATACCGGTGGATCTGTGGTGTATCAAAATACGTATGATTTTGTTTGTCATACCAGTAAGGGTTCATCTACGTATAAGACATCCTACGAGAAGGTGGCTCGTGTTACCTACAATAAGCTCACTAACGAGGTTTATATGTCCATCGGTGACGCTATAGATCAGGAGGATAATTATGATAAGTTAGAGCGAGAGATCAATAATATAAAGGAAAGACTTAGCGATGTCGAGAGCGAGTTGGCTGTCGTAAGACGTATAGCTGAGGGCAAGAACGCGGCGTATATCTTTGATACGGTCGATGCCATGAATGAGTGGCTGGCGGTTCCGGAGAACACGGCTAAGCTCCGTGTGGGGGACAGCTTCTGGATCAGGGAGCAGGAGGTACCTGATTATTGGTGGGATGGAACTCAGGCTTTAGAGCAGGAAGGCCCGAAGGTTGATTTATCTCCTTATTATACGAAAGACGAGATTAATAATATTGTCAATGATATCAATCAGAAGATAGAGGATAAGAGTACGTCTATTATCTTCGATACTTATATCCAGATGAAGTCTTTCGTGGATGATCCAACTAACGCCGATAAGCTTAAGGAAGGTACTATCTTGTTGATACGAGAAAAAAATGTACCTGATTATTATTACGATGGAGCTGGGATAGTTAAGATGGAAGCCGACGTAGAGCAATGCCTTTATGTTACTTTGGCTAACAAGCCTACGGAAAGCACTATAAGTTATACTCAAGATCGGGAGGTGACTAATTTCGCTCCGGGTGCTATAGCTAGATGGGTTGACGCTGACGGCAATGACGTGTTTTATAAGCTTGTTGAGATAGTAGGTGGTAAGGCTAAGTGGATTACCCTTATCGATACTAAATACGGTAATGTGACGCTACAGAGCACTTACGACAAGAACTATGAGATTGTTAATATCGTATCTGGATCACGTTTACAAGCTATAAATAGCGAGAAGAATGATATCAAGTTCGTTAATAGTGCTACGGGTAACGTGACTGTCGTGTTGAATGGGACCGTATCAGGGGGAGCCAAGAAGCTGGTGAGTATGCTGGCGGTTAACGAGGTAGTCTTGACCCCCGGAGCGGCGGTGTCGTTTACCCGGAACGGTGATGAGTTCGTGCTCACGGAGTTGTTTGGCGTTACGATCTTCCCCGATCTGGCGGATGCCAATCGTGAGGGTGAGTGGGTCATGAGTGTAGGCATAACCGGTAAACCGATCCTCATGGAGGTAAAGGAGATGCGTAAGTGGGATGAGAGTATAACTAAGGAGCTTACAATAGATGAGCTTAACGAGAAGTTCCCTAACGTGGATATTGGGTTCGCTGTCGTATGTAAGACCATCAACAAGGTATATGAGATGGTTAACGGATACAAGGAATGGGTGTCTTATGGTATAACCTCAATTAGTTGATATGGGATTTTTGGTAGGATATGATACGGTCTTGTCCTCGGTGACGTTTTACGTTAATGAGGACAGGTTCCCTTGTTATAATGGGAGGAATGCTGATTATGTGCCTGATCCGATAGTAGATTTAGGTAATTTTAATCGTAATCTCAGGTTCTCGGCAAACAATCCAGGATTCGTGGACGTCGATTGGGGTGATGGGACAAAGGATCAATACCCTTTGGTCAAGATATCTGACGGTAGTTATAGGATAGTATTCAGGTCTTTAGATATTGAGTACAAAAAGAATCCTGACGATACTACATGGTGGTTCAGGAAGGAGGATGGGTCTCAGTATATACCGGTTCCTCCACATAAGTATAGCGATATCAGGCGTAGGGAGGTTACGATGAGGTTCTCTAACGTAATCAATGGGGAGTTCAATATGGATGGTATTGTCCTCCATGAGTTTCCTGTAGTTAATCTACCTGATATAACTTATTTGGCTATGGCCAGATCCGTTCTTAAAAATGGCGATATCCCATATGACAGGATAAGTAAGAGCGTTAATCTTCGTAATATACAGATGGGGTCTTTTTCTCATCCTGGTGTATGGAGTAATTGGCCAGAAGGTTTTTTGAACATGAAAGATCTGAGGTATTTCGGATGCAATAGCATTTTTAACTTCGGGGATGATCCTGATTCTAATTGGAGAAGATTCTCTGAATGGAAGAATCTTACAGAGTTTAACTTCAACTGGTGTAACATTCCTTCTTATGATCCGGCTTTTAATTCTATTCCGGCAAAAAGTATAAGCATTATTAGCGATCGGAATAATATACCTGTATTTGATGAGGTGGATAAGGTAGGGGATGATAAGGAAAGCGTTACTTTTATGGCTCGCGGTAGTTCATGGAAGCAGGATTTAGTGGGAGGTAAGTTGAACAAGATTCAGCGGATATATTGTGCATCAAGCACGGTGCCGGTAGATGATCTTCCAGATTGGTTGTATGAGGTAAGGGAGTTTAGGGAATGGCTTTTATGTGATGAAGGATTTTTTATAAATACGCAGGAGAGGGCTGATACATTCGTAAATACATTTTATGATAAGATAATGTCGTGGAGTTATATAACGATGTCACAGACGGCTTCTGACGGCAACAGGAATCAGTTTTATAAACTTACCTTAGATTTATATACTGCCGCAGCTCCTACTAATAAGAGACCATCTGGCGTTTATCAAGCCCCTGAGGGGTTTGTTAAGGGTGTTAGCAACGGTAATCCTACGACGCCTATGGAGAAGGTGTATGTGCTTACCAACAACTACGGGCAGACGTGGATCTTGGCACCTGCCCCGGCTTCCAAGGCCGCCCTTACGAGGGCACGGCGGGCGGGGAAGACTAGGATCGCCCCGTTCGTCCTTGGCGTAAAGGACGGTCATGTATCCGTATTCAGCGGAGACGTGTTGGATGATAATATGAGTAAGTATAATTTCGCCGACAAATACGAGGCTATAGATATCTGTAACGATCTGGGATTGGACAGTTCACCGGTTGTCGAGTATTTCAGGAGAATAGAGGAGGGAGAGGTATGAGGCTGATATGTAAGGATACGAATAAAGGGTCTATAACCTTTTTTACTAAGGGTAAATACGCTTTTAGGGGCGTTAACAGGAATGATACTACTGATGATGTGCCTGATCCTATATTGGATGGTAATAATTATAATGAGATTATAGGATTTTATTCTAATGCTCCCGGCATGTGCGAGGTTGATTGGGGAGATGGGAGTAAAGAACAATTCCCTTTTGTAAAGGCTAGGAGTGGATCTATATATGGTCAATATAGGTTGATGTTCAGGAGAAGGGATATAAGTTATCGTAAGAATCCAGACAGTCATCCATGGTGGTTTTACAAAGAGGATGGGAGTGAGTATGTTCCCGCCCCCAATCATACTTATGATGATGGCATGGATAAGGAGCGTGTGATATCCATGTCTTTTACCAATGATGTTACGATGATGGAATCCTATAGGATTATGATGGTAGGTTTCCCTATACTTGATATGCCTAGCCTTATCAATATAATTATAAGTATTCCTGGGGATCGTACCATAACAGATATACCAAAGGATAGGATAATGAGATCGGTAAATATAGAGCGTATAACATTAAGTGAGTTTGGTGTGGATACGTTGACGTCCATTCCGGAGGATTGGAATAGACTAACTAAATTGAAAGGTCTGAATTTGTCCAAGTCTATTGACTTTAGTGATACCGAAGCTTCCAATATAAGGAAATTCCCTTCCATGTGGCCTAATTTGGAGATATTGCATTTAGCTGGTGGAAGGGTTAGGGTATATCCAAGGGAATGGCTGTCTTTTAGCAAGCTAAGAGAATTATATATATCCCCGGGAGTAGCTATGCCATCGTTTGATCCTAATACATGCCCGGCTATGGATGAGGTGGATAGGATAAATTCTAGTTTAAAGATTTTCAGTCATATAAACAGATGGTATGGATCTGTTGTAAGTTGGCATCCGTATATGAGTGGTAAGGGGTTGGAAAACATTGAGAGTCTCGACGCTTCACATAGTTATAGTAATATAGATGTAAGTAATCTCCCGGATTATATATATGAGATGAGGTCTATGAATAGCTTTTATATGCATTTCTGCTTGTCAACCCAAAGTCGATGTGATACGTTTATATCAACATTATATGATAAGGTAATGGGGTTTAATTATCTCACTATGTCCTCCTCTGCTTCTGATGGCGAAAGGAATCAGTTTTATGGATTGTATTTACTTATGTATTCGGCTTCCAGTCCTTCTGATAAAAGGCCTAGTGGCGTATTACAGGCACCTTCTGGTTTTATAAAGGGTCAGTCTAATGGCTCTCCATCGACTCCTATGGAGATGGTTTATGTGCTTATGAATAATTATGGATGGAGGTTTAGTATGGCGCCAGAGGCTTCGGTGTTAAGGTCAATACGATCTTCTGATATTGACACGAGGTCGTATAAGCCATATAAGCTTATCGTATTTGACGATGGGCGTACCTTTGTAGGCAATGGAGATGTTTTAGCTCATGATACGGATAAGGTATTATCGTTTGGGGGTCAACCAGAAGGGGAGTATTTATGTGATTCTATGGGATTGGACAGGAATGTTATTGTAGAATATTTTAACAAGATAGGTAATGGCTAAGACATTATATAAATACGAGGCATCATCCAACAAGTTCGTGTGGTTCACCACATGGGATAGGGCACTTAGAAATTATTATACCGATGATTATAATTATGTACCTGATCCTGTCGTTGGTAATCCTTATAATACGTTTGTCGAGTTTAGATCCAGAAAGCCCGGTATGGCTAATGTGGATTGGGGGGATGGAATAAAGGAGCAGTTTCCTATGACCAAGGTTCAAGGGGAGGATAATTATCGTATTATATTCCGTTCTTTAGCGATACAACATAAGAAAAATCCCAATACTACGTGGTGGTTCAGGAAGGAGGATGGATCGCAATACGTACCTGTGGATAATCATGCTTACGCTGATGGGAGGAGGGACGTGCAACGGGCTGTGTCGATAGATTTTACTTGTGATATTTATTATGCCAATATCCAAATTTGTAAGATGACGGCTTTCCCGATTGTGGATATACCAGGACTTGAGTTTTTGGTCGTATCCCATACGATGTATGTTAATGACGGTATACCTGTAGACAAGTTGTCAAGATCCAAAAAGTTAATTTATATCGATCTTCAAAATATAGGGCAAAGAATGACCGTAATTCCTGAGGCTATAACCAGTAAGACAGAGGTATATTATTTAAATATGTTTAATATGCTTGATCTTAGGGATATAGAATCTAGCGGGATAAGGAATATAAAAAATATGAAAAATATTCAAACCCTTGAATTGTCTTCATGTTATTTGGATAGGTATATAAAGGAGTTTAATGATCTTCCTAAATTAACTTCGTTGAAAATACATCCTGGCCCTTCTGATATGTGGAATTATTTTGATATAAATACCCTTCCTTTTTTCGAGGTAGATAAGATAAATCCTAATATTACTGATTTTTATTTTTTAGATGACTGGGTAAATGGAGAAAGGAGGACGGGTTGGAATGATGATAATATGTCTGGAAGGGGATTGGAACATCTTACTAGTTTCGTTGCAGCTCATAGCAATAGTCTTAGAATGGATAAGCTTCCGGATTATATTTATGAGATGAGGGCTATTACATGGTTTAACGTGAATGCATCCACTCATAGCCAAAAAAGATCAGATGATTTCGTGAACTCTTTCTACGACCTTGTTGTAGGATGGGATCAGATTACTATGACATCCGTGGCTAAGGATGGGAAGAGGAACCAGTTCTATAGTCTTTCGGTAAGCATGTATAAAGCTATTTATCCAACCGAAAACCAGCGTCCTTCCGGAACGGAGCAGGCGCCGGAAGGATTCGTGAAAGGCTCGTCCAACGGGTCTCCCGCTACACCTATGGAGAAGATATATGTGTTAAAAAATAACTACGCCCAGAGATGGACGATTAAACCAGAATAATATTATGAATATCAATATTTTAAAATTAAATTGGGGGGGGGGGTAAAATCCTATTTGCTTTATGATGAGAAGAAGGATGTTACCCAAAAGGAAGATAATAGAGGTATTCGAGGAGCTATCTCCTCAGGATAATGGATATTGGGAGGTTCCTGATGGGGTCTATGAGGTTGAGTTCGCGTTGGTCGCCGGAGGTCTTAATGGAGAATATTCCGATGTATATAATGCCGGGAGTGGCGGTAACGGAGGTGGTGTACTGACTGGGACTATATCCGTAAATCCAGGTGTTACATAT